CAAGGAGATGCAAGGTCTTGCCTCAGCATATCTGGATCGTATTTCAGTATGTTAGGATAGTAGAACTGCTGCGCACCATACGCATCAAAGACAGACATAGCATGCCCTTGAACAGTGACGAACTTTGCAACCTCTCCATTATATACAGGGTATCCGCCAGCATTAATCTTGATTGGCTGAGCTACAGGCGTATGTTCTCCATCCTCATTCTCTACATATACCTGGACTGAGTTGGCAGGGTTTGTCATCTCCCCTGGAGGGGTGTCTATTGCGCTGATATAGATGCTACCATTCGCTGCAGCTTTGAAAGACCTTGCAAGCGTGAACAGCTGATTTGGCATGCTAACAACAACATTAGGAGTAATGTCTGACATTCTACTTTTACCTTGCAGGTTTTGAGCTGCTGCAACCTTAAATGGAATAAGCGATGTCAGGCCGAGTAAAGACTTCAGCAATGTTCTTCTTTTCATGTCTCTTCATCAACGTGATGTCTTGAACGGATCATGCTAAAAAGAATGCCTTTAATCAACCTGACAGTCGCTTAAATTGCGCAGCGTTGCGTTAATGGTAAGTTATAATTAGTTAAATGATGGAGGAATTATGAACAGAGATTTATTGAACCTTGCTTTCTTGATCTTCGGAATCTGTGTGGGAATCGCCCTATTCACTTAATGAATCTGATTTTGCACCTTGAGCGAATGAGTTAACCGCCTTCTGAACATCAGATAGCGCCTTCTCGAACGCAGTAGAACCTCGAGGCGTATTAGCCAGGCGAAGCATTGCATTACGTGCTGGTTCGCTCTCATAAATCCTTGCAAGAAGCCCATAACCACCACCAATTGCAGCTACTTTTGGATTTACTACAGAGCCTATTCCCATAATGAATGGGATTGCTTGCTGGCCTGTCGGCGTTGTCACTCCAGCCTGTCCTGCTCGCTTCGTTGACTCAAGATAGTTCTTCAGTCCTTTCAGATACGCAGCATCACGACCTTTGAAAGCAATCCCGGTCTGGTTAGACATCAAATTAACCTGCCGCAAGAACTGGTCAGGTGAGCCACCTGATTTCTCCATGGCTTTTCCGATAATGCCGTTACGCATTTGAGCGCGACCAATCTGACCAACAGAGTTATACAAATTCTGAACCTCTGATTTGTTCTTGCTGAATAGCATGTTGTTGACGACTTCAGGCGTCAGATCGCCCTTCATCAGAACATTCTTCAATCGCGTATTCTGTAATTTACTAGCCTCGTCAGCGTACACTGCGTTAGCCTGCTTGTAGCGTCGCAGGGTATCATTTCCAAGGTTCTGACCTATTGAACTATCAATGTCACCAGTCATCGCTCTGTACACACGATGAATAGCTGCATCTGAACGATTAGGCATCACTACGCGCTCACCTTTCACATCCTGCCTGAACTGGCTTCTAAGGTTACTCAACTGCTGCAGATCAACATTACCTCCAGCCAGCTCATCACGATACGCCTGCAGCTTACTGATGGTGTCTGTATCTGCTACCTTCCCAAGTTTCTGCAGACTGGATATTTCATCATCAATCTGTTGCAGTGCTCGAGCTGGCTGGATATTTACTCCAGTCATCGCGCTCTGAACTTGTTCAAGTCGATTTCCTGCCGCTTGCTTAATCCCTGCTGTTTTTGATTTCAGACTTCCAATGACGATAGATGGGTCATACTCACCAAAGCGAGATGCATATTCATTTACCAGCTGGCTACGCGCTTCCTGCTGATTTGCTCGCATTGAGCTTGTCCCGGCAAAAGGAATATTCTCGGCTGTTGTCTGAGCCATACGGCCAACACGTGAATTTGGCTGCAGAACGTCAGTTGTATGCAGTGGTACATCAGCAGAATTTGCAAATCGGATCGCCTGCTCTGCTTCAGGTGAGATTGCACCTTTAACGCCACGATATGCAGCGCCAGCAACACGACCAATCTGATTAATCGCACCACCCGCCGCAACGCCAATTCCAAGGTCTGTTGCCAGCGCTGCAGGGTCATTATTCTCACTATTTGCAGCCATAGAGCCTACCGCGTTTTCAGCAAGCAGACGTGATGCTCCTTGCGCTACACGCCCGGCAATTGTTGGTGCTTGAGTTGCTATTCTCTCAGCACCTACCGGAGTAAGATATGGCAATGCTTCTGCGAAGATTTTTCCTTCTGTGGTCTGCGGTGTTAATGCACCTTGCTGAAGCCCTAAATCCTGTGCCAGGCCTTCTGTGGTTACTCGTGGCGCTGGTTGGTATGTCCCGTCACCTAACCCAAGCTTCTTACCTGCCCAAGCCCCAGCACTCACCACCGCATCTGCCATTGATGCAGGGATATTTGCCACGTTGACGCCTGCCTGCAGTAATCCGCGACCAGTTTCTGCCGCCGCATTACCAAGGTCAGAAAGGAATCCTCCCTGCTGCTGTGGTTGTACGTTATCTTGCTGCTGAGTGGTCTGCGGATCCTGCTGTTGCTCTTGCTGCGGTGGTGGGTATGCTGCATAGAATTGGTCGCGAGCGTCAGACCATTTATCTCCAACCTTTGGCGCAACCACTTCATCAAAGTATTGCGCCTGAGCCTGAGCCTTTTCTGATGGAGATAGAGCCTGATACTGCTGCGAGGCGATAACATCTTTCCATGCCTTAGCCATTAGTCACCCCATAGTGAAGAGAAGCCTGTGCTTTGCTGTGGTTGTTGTGCTGGTTGAGATTGTTGCGCAGGTCGAGAAGGTTGTGACTGAGCGCCACGATTACCAATATCTACGCTGTACTGCTGATTGTAGTTGTCAGTGTATTGCTGAATATCGCGAAGAGACTGCTGCATTGCTTCAGGGCTTGAGTAGTCGACTTGTGGCATACCCTGAAAATACATCTTCGCTTCTTGCACCGTGTTGATTCCTGAAGCCCCCATATCCCTTGCAGCTGCAATGCCCTGATTCTGCATCTTGCCCTGAATTCGCTTGGTGGCGTTAAATAACTGGCGCTGCTCTCCCCCGCCAAGTCGGCTGCGTACCTCTGCGTCCCATGAAGGGGAACCGTTACCACCAGTAACACCGGTCATAAAGTTAAGCTTCTCTGCTGGTGCATCAAGAATGGCATTCAGGTCTTTCGACATGGCGGAGTTCTGTGCGCTAGCGGCAGACGTTGGAGGTGCAGCAATAGCGCTGGCAGGGACGCGAACCATATTCCCGTTCTCGTCTATGCCTTCATAAAATGCATTTGCTCCAGCCCCGTGAAGCTTTCCGCCGACATTGACGGTTCTACCATCTGCCAACTGAACGACTCGACTGCCATCACCGCCCACAGTTTTTGCATTTGCTCTCTGATTTGCCATATCCTGCCCGCGGCGAGCTGTTGCAGCGGACATATTCTGTCCGCGCATTGTGATATCCTGACCACGAATTGTGTTAGCTTCAGAGGCCTGATTGCTTCGAATGGTTTCGTTGAGCTTGTCGCGGTTAAGTGCCTGGCCGACAATTTTGTCCTGTACGTTAAAGTAATCAATAGGTCCAAGTGCCGCCATGCCAAGATGATCTACAAGCTCACCGAATTTTTGAGGGTCTTGCTGATAAACCTTAGCTACGTCTTCTGAGTTAAGACCCACCCTCTGCAGTTCGCTTGCATTATTCTTCAACCATAGGTCCATTGACTCTTTTGATGATGCAGCCACTCGAGCAGCCGCTGCAAGGCTCCCTACTGTATTACGCTGGTCTTCATCGACGAACTTCATGCCATTACGAACAGCATCAACCTGGTCAGGGAATTGCGCTGCCAGTTGGCGCATAGCGCTGCGGTCGCCTGATGCATATGCCTGTCCATAAGCCTGCTGAAATTGCTTTTGTCGCTGGGCTTGATCTTGTTGCTTATAGATATCCATAACAGACCCAATGCCCTGCAATGCCTGCAGGCCAAGATTGTTTCGCCCTGAGCGCTCGTCTTCGTTGTTCTGGCGAATGTAGGCAAGCGCCGTATTAGCATCGCTAGCCTGAGGTGCATTCACATTTACAGAGCCAAGACCGGCAAGCAAACCACCGGAATTTCCTTGTTGCCATGTAGCCATTTAACACCTCAGAAAAGTAATGAGCCAAGAGCACCAACACCTGCACCAATGGCAGTACCCCAGCCAGGCATAATTGCTGTACCCATCGCCGCACCTGAAGCCGCTCCACCAAGCATCTTCTGACCAGTTGATGGTTGGTTAGCTCTTGCTGCAGATGCTGTGGCTTGTTGCTGATAAAGCTGCCCCACGTTGTTAGCGTAGTTCTGACCAGCATTAGCCTGACCTGTCAGGGCTCCAAGGCCAATATTTGCCAGGTTTTGATAGTTGTTCATCTGACCAGAAAGCCATGACTGACCGAGTGCTGGAGCAATGGCGGCCATTTGATTGCTTGTGGCGGTGGATCCAAGGCCTCCAGTTGCTTCTGCTGCACTGAGATTCTGATATCTAGCCTGGCTTGCAAGGTCTTTATACTGCTGAGAGTTGTAGTAATCATTCAGCGCCTGACCCTGCCCTTGCAGTGATGACAGGTTTTGCAGTTGAGAAACATACTGCTGAGCAAGTGGCGTAAACGGTGCGAGATTCTGCATGTTCGTTTGCCACATTTCGCGCTGCAGCTCTACGCCTTTTTTCGTCGCGTCAGCCTGTGCCCCTGCTCCGCCGTCACCACCTTTCTGATAAACAGCCTTGTTGAGGTGCTTATTGGCAATTTGGTGAATTAGCATTTAATAGCTCCTCATATTTAGAGCGAGGTAATTGATAAAGGGTTATCCCTACTGGCTTTCCATTGCTGATATAGGCGTCGTCCATATGGCCTATACGCGTAGCACCAAGAAGGCGAATCAAAGCGCGGCCGTATTTAGTGGTGTCAGGTACCATTGTTACGCTGTTCAGGAATGGAGAGTTTTCGAGTAGCCATTTGCAGAATAATCGGTGACCTTGCAGAGCATATTCACCGCGAAAACCAGGGGAATAGATGGCGTGACATTCAACTACACTGTGCCAGAAGTTACGCACTTCATGAACACCGGACAGCAGAACGCCTTCATAGATACCGAGATATACCGCATCAGGTTTGATGTAGTATTTATCTCCGCTGTCTACGATATTTCCTGTGTTTTCTGGGTCATTGAGGAATTCTGCAAGCTTCACCGGGTTATCGATGAGCCTGATTTGCATTAGTTTATCAACCCGTGGTATCTGAGAGCATCTTCCAGTGCCTTAATACGCTGCCGCGCCTGAAATAATCCGACAGCCACAGCCTGAGCCTCAGCCTGTATGTATGTAGCGCTGGTAGAGTATGGCTGGTTGGCGGCGAATGCTCCTAACGCTGCCGTGCCAGTAGCTGCAGTCCATCCAGTTTGTCTTGCAGTGACAACCTGAAGACCTGAAACCTTGTACGAAACACTGACATTCTCGCTGCCTTCGACCTGAAGTTTGTCAGATGTTGGTGATGATATTGCCCCAATCTTGAAGTTTCCACCTGCTGACTGTACTGACTGGTCAGTAGACTTCGAAGTTGAGATGTAATCACCCTCAATATGGGAGATTCGCAACTCGTGATCGTCAAGAGCAATATCCTGTTCATCATTCCTGACCTGCGCATCATATGCGCCTTGAGCGGCCTGATTTGCCCTTCCTGCTACACTCTGCGATTGCTGGTCGTTGTTAATGACATAAAGCTGATATGCCGGTGAGAAGTTGTTAGGCAACATAGTGGATGTCACTTTGTCACCGAAAACGCTCACGTCATTCTTCAGGTTCTCATCTGCCATCATTCAATCCTTATCCGGCAACCAGAAAGCGTTACGGGGTTGGCGGTGATAATACGAATCTTAAAGCCGATATTTTTCCTGATACGCCCTATCACCTTCCATACAGGCCTGAGGTTATATTGAAGAGGCTTATTGTTACTCAGCATCTTTTCCTGCCCGTATGTTATTCCATCGACTGTTGCTGATATGAAAAGCTTATCTGCGTACTGCGCAACGCCTGTTGATGACTCAAGTTCGAAATCAAATACCCTTGCATTATCTGCCTTGAATAATGGGGTATAGAGAATGCATTCAGACTGAGCCCCATATTGAGATGATTTGGTGAAATCAAGAACACCTACACTGGATGAAACCTTATCACCAACTGTTATGGAGTTTCCTTCGTATATGAAATCGACTGCGGTGTGAGGCGATTTATCAAATCCAGATGCTAAGATGCACCATTGAGGTGAGCTTGTTACGGATGCATCCAGGCACAGAACGTGATCTGGTAGATGAACCAGAAGAAGTTCGTGACCGTCAAATTTCACGCTCTCAAGAAATGCTGATGACAGTTCGGATGATGAATAGCTGCGCAGTATTTTGTCTATTGTAGCCGTTGATAGCTTATCAGCCCTTCCTGAGTTGACCGTGTAAATTGACGGTGCGCCGCGTGATGGATTACTAATGAAGGCAAATGAACCCATGAATGAGCATTTTGCGTATGTTCCTGCAATACCCATCTCCACCATTAGCGCTGGCTGAGCAACATAGATGGGATCGCTGGTATTTGATGAGCCCGTCAGGGCGAAATATTCAATCGTGCTTGACCCAAAGCACACTACATAATCTCGCCATGGTGCCAGTCCAATAATTCCATCAGGCTGAGACTCAGCGCGGTAGAATGGGCGATAGCGATCAGGGTGCGATTCATCCTCCAGGTCAGTTACGCCAAAGGTATCAGTTCCCTCTTTGCACCAGATGTAACGAGCCCTGTTTCGGCAAATATCTCTAGCCAGACCTATATCATATTGAGCCGCATCGCCATCAGTCCAGTTACTCAGCGTCTTTGTCTGTCCGTCGTAGTAGTAGAGGTAAACGTATCCTGATGCATTTACTGCCTGACTTGTATAGCTATATGCCATACCTACACGGCCAGCACCTGATACATTTCCTATCTCAGACGCCCCCTTGTAAACCTTCGAGCCCATTACCCGGTACGCTTCATTCTGATTGGTGTTGAAAATAACACCTCGTGATACACCTGCTGATGTACGTAGCAAATTAACGCCCGGGAACGAGCGTAAATAACCGTTGCTGTCCAGTACCTCTTTCGGCGTAG